TGCTTCTATACCGTCTTTGTCTCATTTTGTTTTAGATATTAGATTCTTTAATAGTATTTTTATTTATAATATTATTTTCTAAATCGAGTATAGTGTATCCTTGTTCTGCAAGAAGTTTAATAGCTTTTTTTTGTTCTTTTACTCTTTCTCTAATTCTAAATGTTTCAAAAATTTCATTACTTATTGGTTCTGACATAATTTTGTTTTTTAATTTGTTCATTAAATACTAAGATTAGTTAATGGACTATGTCTCAAAACAACTGCCATATTCGTTTACAAGTTCGCCCATAGACAGGATACGATTTCATTTCGTTATTAATTTTTCAAATAACTTCTATACCTCGCTTGGGTATGTCTATTGCCATAGAGCTTGTTTAACTATCTTTTCCTTAGCACTCCCTAGGGTGCGTACCTACTTATATTTCAGTCGCTATTCAGTAATCAGCTTCGTTTCCAAGTTACGCGTCTTGTTTCCTTATGCGTTTTGCCTAATCTCAGTAAATTAATGTACGTTTGTTAATAATGCTAATATAAGTAATAAAATGTTATTAACAAAATTTAATTATGTATATCTTTATTTATAATACTAGCGTGTTTTTCTTTTAAAAGATATACAGGTTTTAGTAATCGTTTCTTAGTCCACATAGTAGTGTCAGGACAATACATTTCTACAGGTTCAGGCATCTCTAAATAGTTTAACCAATATAAGTAGTTTCCTTTAGGGTCTGAAACAAAATAGAGCTTAACAATTTCAGAATCCATACTTATAAGTTGTTCATACTTAAATACTTCTAACATCTTTTCTTCATAGTATTTATTTCTAAATTTCATTTCTATTACGCATCTATGTCCTTTAGGAGTATATCCTTCAGCATCATAATGCTCAAAGCCATTTCCAGACCATTTTAAGTCCCAGTCATCTAAGTTTAATACCTTGACTACTGTTTGTTCATATAAGTGTATCTTATTTAATCCCATTAGCGTAAATATCATTAAGTTGTTTAATCCACGCTATATATGTTTTTGGAGTACAAGTACAAGGCAAATAATACGAGTGCTTAAAATATTTAGAATGTAGTTTAGCTATTAACTCTTGTTCTTTTCTATTTATGCTTTTACCATTTGCAGATTTAAACTCTGTCCAGTTTTTATATTCTTCTTTACTAAACTTTTGTGATTCCATTTCTGTCTATTTTAAATTTATTTAAAGCATCTTTTCTTTTATCACATTCACACTTAGTTCCCCTCACACTATGGTAAGTATCCACTATGTATTTTATGCCTGTGTATGTTGTTATAAGTTCTACTAAGTTTCCTAGTTTCATAATATATTATTTAATTCTATATGACTTAATAAGTTTTTCTTTGCAATTACATATGCTTCTACTCTTGTCATTTTTAGATTTTTTTCTTGGAATATTATTTCGTTTGTTATAAAACCTTCAAATATATATTCAGGATAATTACAAGTAAATAATGCAAATATCTTGCAATTACTTTTAGCATATTTAGGAATCATTAAAGGATTATTTTTGTTTCTATTAACTTTTATATCAACAGAATATCCATTCCATACTGCATCATAATTATCTGTTTTTAATTGTTTAGATGTGTTGTGTATTTTGAAATCTGGATATAGATTGTTTTCTCTAGCAAAAATAAACTCACCTCCAAAGCCAACTATATTTAATTCCACATCAGATTTAACATTTACTGTTTTATAACCATCCCAACCTGTTTTACTTTTATTGTTTTGCCTTTGCATAGCACAAAGTTCAACTATCTTTTGTTCACTTTCATCTAAAGTATATATTTGATTAATTACCACTATAAATTTTCTTTTAATTTCTGTTTTACTTTCTTATAGGTATTGTATAAGCTGTAATAACTTATTTTACTTTTTCTGGATAGCTCACTTATATTAGTGCCATCTTCTACTATTTCATATACTTTTTTATCGTACCAGTACATATCTTTAAGTATCTCTTGTAGCTTTTTATACACCTCATCATAGTTGTTATGGTCAATCTCTGTAATAGGTTCTATATTTTCTAAACTTACTAATTTTACTTTACTTTTCTTTCTAATCAAATCCACATATAAACCTCTTAATAATTTAAATACATAATAATAGTTTATTTCATCACCGTACATAAAGTCAATACCTTTCCTAGTATTTTTGATTAAAAGGATATACATTGTTTGAACTATATCTTCAGCTTCTTCTTTATTTAAACCTCCAAAAGTTAATACAATATCTACCCATTGATTATGTTTCTTATATGCTATTTCTACTGGAGTTTTCAAAATGGGAAGTTTACTTGTTGTGCTAAAGTAGGACTTATTAAATTACTTCCATTGATTTGGAATCCTACATTATTTAAAATTGATTTAAGCTTTATAGGTTCATCTAATGGAGTAGGTCTCCCACCTGTATCAATATCTTTTACTTTTCGTACGTGTATTTCATTATACATCCACAATGTTGGATGATACAATAACCTCGAGATACATATGAATTCATCACATCGGTTAACGAACTTCCCCCCTCCTTCAACATCACTAGCCATAGGAGGCATAGGATGACCTGCGTATTCGTGATTATTAGGATATTTCTTTCTTAAAGATTCTGTAGCTGCGTGAGTGTTTAACCATACTGATACATTTAGAGTTTTACAGAATAATCGTATCTCAGACGTTGCTTCATAATCATAATCGTGTGAGTTAATTCCTTTTAACATCTCTCTATCTTTCATCAAAGAGTTATAAGGGTCTATTAAGAATCCTTGGTAGTTCCACGCTTTTTTGATATTAGTAGCTAAACTTAATAAAGATTTATATGTATGTAATTCGTTAGTATCAATAATTTTAAATTGATGAAATACATATTCTTTATGTTTATCAAATTCTTCTTCAGGGATTTTGTTAATTGGTTTAGCAGCTAAGAACTCTATTAGTTTTCTTATAATACTGTGTGCATCATTCTCGCTAGAAAATAATAACCATCTTGTATTATGCTTCAATGAATAAAGCAACATTAAATAAAGTATAACAGTAGTTTTACCTACGTTTGCGTGTCCAAGACATACTAAGAAGTTACCTTGTTTAAATCTAAAAAACTCGTCTATTTCTGGGAATCCTAATGTTAATCCTTCAACTATTTGACCATTTCTTATTTTGTAAAGTTTATCTATCTGGTCGTCAAAGTTTATTAACATATTAATCGTTTTCTATTTCTTTTTGTAAGTTAGCTAAAGCTCTCCAAGCTACCTTAGCTGAATGTCTCATACCATCTGTGTCTAATTTACCTGCATCTATTAAATGTCTTGTAAGAGCATCTAATTCGTCTGTACTCTTGTTCCTATCCCAATGCAAAGGTTTGTCTGGATGGTGTTGCTGATTACCAATATAAGAAACTTTTGCGACTTCTAAAATAGCATCAGGGAAATAATTTAAAACTCCTGAATAAACAGGAGCTTTTTTTCTTTCTTCAGCAGTCATTTAAAACGGTAGGTCATCGTTTCTATCAGGGCTTTGTTCTGTAGCTGTTACTTGTTCTACATCATCTTCTATCTTCCACCCCTCTATAGTGTTAAATACCTTTACTTCATTGGTTTTAGGATTTTCCCACTCTCTACCTTTTAGGTTAATTGATGTCTTTACAAAAGAACCTTCTGTGTAATGGTCTAGTAGATTAACTCTATCCTGTGTGAATTCTACTTGTAATGTTTGTGGATATTTGTCATTTGTTACTAATACCATACTTCTTATCCTAAAGTTGTTACCTCCGAATACTTTTGGTTCATTAATTTTTTTAATTCTTCCTGTGATTTGCATAATTATTATTTTAATATTTGATTAAATTGATTTGTAAATTCTTCTATTTCTTGAATGTTTATCTTTCCAGAAGTTGCAAGTTCTATAGCTCCTTTAAATGCTACTTGTCTTAGTATTGAATTGTGAGTGTCAAGAGGTTTACTAAAAGATGTTTGTGGTTTAGGATATATTATTTTAGCTGTACCATACTTTTCATTTGTGATTTCATATTCTATTTCTTCTCCTACTTTCTTTTTAAATTCTCCTTTTGCTAGAAAGCTGTAAGAGTTACCATTTGCTAATGATACTTGAAATTTATTAAAAGAACCAGATGTATTAGACCAAGTGCCTTTAGATTCTACGTGAGTGATTTTACTTTTCATTGTTTAGATTTATAATAGTTATTTGATTCTTCTTGTTCTTTAATTTCACTAGTTGAAGATAGTGATAAATTCTTAATTCTTAAATTTGCATTTTCTTTTTGTAATGCTTCTACTTGAAATTGAAGCTGTCTAATGTAATCTTCTGTGTAAGTCATAGTTTATCTATTTGTTTTAGGATTAATTCTGCTTTACTATCATTGTACAAATCCCAGTCAGCAGTTTTAACTGAGTGCTTAAGTGACATCTTTATTATGTCTAATTCTTCTAATGATAGGTTAATAGTGTGGAAGTTTTCTGGCATATCTATAATATTTGTTTTTAACAAATGTAAATAAAAAAACAATACAAGTCAAGTATTTTACAAAAAAAAAGGGAGAAAATTAATTCCCCCTTCCAAAACAAATGTTACAGACCTGCATAAAAACAGATATTTTACAAATATAATTCTTTTTTTCGTTTATCTACTAAATCTTTATATTTATTTATCATTTCTTCTAAATCTATATTTGAGAACTTTACAATTTGTTTAGATTGTATTAATAGTTCTTCTGGTAAATCTTTGCCATATTCTTTTTGGAGTTCTAGTCCGTATTTGTATTGTTCACCATATCTCATTACATTACAGGCATAGCATTGTACTTGGCAATTTAATTCTTCCCATCTTGTTGAGTAGGATTTTCTAGACATAAAATGTCCATTCTGCATTTTTTTATAGTGGTCTTTCTTTCCACAAGTATAACAAGTAACTATACCTTGCTTATTAGCTTTACGTAATCTAATGAATATTGAAAATATCGTATCTAACTTTTTTACAAGTGTTTTACGTGATGTCTTTCTCATTTAACTAATATAAGAATTTATAAATAAAAGAAAGAAAAAGAAAAAGAGTAAAAAGAAAAAGAAAGAAAAACCTACAAAAAGAAAGAAAGTAATACCTGTTCCAAGCACCGTCCAACTTTATTAGGTTGTGCAAGTTTAGCTATTAGCATTGACAAATATATAAAAAAATATTTATCTGCCTTGACCTCTATATTTCTTTTTAAACTTTACTTGTCCCTTACTAGCGTTCTTAGAATGTACATTAGGTCTTTTAGTGCGTTTAGAGGCACGATAATTAGTTGAGGTAACCTTTGCCATTACTTTTTTATTTTCTCGTAACTACGACCCCCAAAATAAGCTCCTATGACTGTTATAAGCACTAACTGTAACAAATCAATCCAACTTTCCTTAACTTCAAACGAAATAACCCCTGCATCTATAAACACCATTAGAACAGTTGAAACAACTAAAAAGATTAAAACCATAGGACGAACATTCTTACTCAACCAACTATCGCTAGACATATCAGTTTTCCAACGCTCTGTTACGTTTTGTTGCATATCAGCTTCTGCGTCAATAAATACCTTTGTCATTTCATTTTCAAACCTTGCTCTATCTTCTTTAGAAAAAGTATGTTTAGCTATGATGTTACTTATTTTCTCTGCTACTCCTCCTGCTGCTCCTCCAAATAGTTTTGCTAGTATTTTTTTCATAAATGTATTTTAAAATAATTATTGATAAAATTACTGTGTAAATGTTTATATGGCTTTCACCACATATTCCAAGTAAGTGTTTTAGTATTTCCATAATTTTAACTTAAAGGTAAAACAGTAAATGAGCCAATTACTAATATAATTACTATCATAAAAACAAACTCAATTAACTTGTTCATCTTTTATATATTTTATCTTCTATCTTATCTAATCGTTTATCTTTAGCTTCTATTTGTCCTTCAAGAAATTCTATTCTTTGCTTAACAACTTCTAATGACTGTGCAGGTGGTAGCTTTTTAGCAACCTCTATTTCTTGTTTATTAAGTTCTATTTGTTTAGTCAAAGTTGAATAGGTCATAGTTAAGCTTATAATACCTCCTACTACCATTATAATGGTTTTTAAATCTAAGTTTAAATCTGGTTTGCCATCTCCATCAATATCTACATTAACTTTTTTATTCTCTATTCCCATTACTTATATTTTTATATTCTTCCTTAGCATCAAAACAAGGACATACTTTCTTATTAGTAAAATCCTTATGTCCATATATTGTAGCTTCTGGATACTTCTGTTTTAAATCTTTTAATAGTTGTTCTAATGATTCTTTTTGCTCAGGTGTTCTAGTATCTATCCATTTGTCCATAGTTCTATCCATACCTCCTATATAACAAATACCTATAGAGTTTCTATTGTGACCTTTACAATGCGCACCTATTTTTCTTTCTGGTCTAGCATCTTGTATCTCACCACTAAGAGTAATGACATAATGATAACCACAATCTGACCATCCATTTCCTGTAACGTGCCACTCTATTATGTCCTCTACATCAAATTCCTTATGTTCTGGTGTAGCTGAACAATGAACTATGAGCTTGTCTATTTTTCTCATAGCTTCTTAGTTTTCATTACTGTATAAACGATAGTACAGACAAGAAGAATTATCTTTAACCAAGTTTCTACTTCAGTCATAGTAACTAGAAAAGCCATTGAGTTTAAAGTATAAATCTTCATATCTGCAAAATCCATAATATTATTTAGTTTCTTCTTTTATTTCTTCGTAAGAACCATCTTCTAAGTTGATGTTTATTTTACCATACTTGTCCTCTAGTTCTTTTTTATCTTTATTACTTTCTTCTTGCAATTGTGCAAAGGCGTGTAATAAGCCGTGCTTCTGTACTTCTAAAGTGCCTAAGTCGTGTTTAATAGCAGCAAACTTCTTTTCTGATTCTTTTAATGATTCTAATTCTTCTTTACTAATTTTTGACATTTTTATTTAATTTATAGTTATATACAAATATACTTATTTACAATTACATTTGTTTTTTAAATCATCTATTTCAGCTTTTAGTTCTTGTATTGCACCTACTAATAATGGCACTAATTTTGACTGGTCGATACCTTGATATTTTGGAACTTGTCTAGTATCTTTGACTGCTTCAGTTTTTAATACGTTTTCAGTCCATTCCTCTTTAGCTTCCGTTATTATATTTCCATCTTCGTCTAATTCTTCTTCTATTGCAGGGTGTAAAACATCTTCATAAACAGCAGGACTTACTTCATATTCCTCATCTTGCATTGCATCTTTTTCTCCACTTATAGCTTCAGGCACTATCTCTTGTACTTCGTGAGCTAAGAATCCATCTACTGTTTTGTCTGCATCTGCTATAAAGTTGAATCTACTAGGTTTTAATTGACTTACTCTATCTAAAGCATTAGTCATTTCTATTACATTTTCTTTTAATCTATAATCAGAAGATGTGTTAAAAGCAGTTGCAGAACCAGTTGTTGAAATTGAACCAACTTCACTACCATTTTTACCGAATCTTATTTGTTTTATAGTAGCAGTATCATCACGACAT